GCCATGGGTGAGATAGTGGGGAACACCGTTGATGGCAACACCGGAGCGGCAACGGACGGCCTCGCCTGTACCACTCCGGCGGGTGGTGTGTCCGTGTGGATAAACAACATCTTCTCCAACAACGGCAACTACGGTGTGAATGCCACAGACGGAGATTCCGTCTGGGCTGACTATAATAACTATGACTCCAACACGTCGGGGGCGCGCAACAACTTCCCGACAGGCCCGAATGATCAGGCGCTTGCCTCGCAATTCACGCTTCGAGGGAGCGGGGACTTCTCCATCGGGACGAACTTGAAGGGGCTGGGATTTCCGGGGACGTTTCCGGGTGGACTCAGCGTGGGGTACACGGACATCGGCGCGGTGCAGCGGCAGGAATCGGATGCTGGAGTCTGGGGCTTCTGATGCTCTACACCCTGACCGTCCCGCCGCTCTGCGTGGCCGCGCTCGCCCTCACGCTGCTTAGCGGCGGGGTGAGCCGGGATCGGTTGAAGGCGGCGTATCGGCACCTCGAAGCGGGCGGGACGGTTGAGGCCTACGGCTGCACGGCGGGGAATGGACACGGCGAGGTCAAGTTAGATCCGAAGATGCTCCAGGCGATCTACCCCTGGCGCTACGATGGGAAGTGGCCGGCGTTGGTGGAGAAGCTCGGCCAGTTGGCGCAAGGCTACTGCGCGGAGGTCAGCCTGAACCCGCAGGATGACGTGCTGCTCGTGTGCGTGGAGAGTTGATGCCGTGTCCCTTCGGTGATCCCCTCTGCCCGTGCCAAGACGGACTGCGCTGTCACTATGTCGATGATCCGGTGGACGGGACGAAGGCGATGACGCCACCGGCGCCTGTGGTGGGGAGTCCATGAACGCCTGGGCAGGGATGCCGGAGCAGGTTCAACAAATAGCGGAACAGGGGGGCGTGTGGCATCGGTTCGCCCACCAGATCGCAGAGGTAGTTGGGTGGCAGACATTTTTGGTGGCGGCGGGGGTGGGCCTGGTCTTTATCTTCCGCAAGAAGATCGGCGCGTGGTTGAAGTGATGGATGGTCTCATGCCTTACCTCGTCTCCGGCTTCGGTATCGTCCTCTCCACGATGGTCGGGATGGCGGTCAACAAGCTGACGGTCATTCAGACCCACCTGGAGGCGCTCAACGGGAAGTTCTTCACCCACGTCACGACTGCGAGCGTCCATGAGGGCGGGTTTGCGAGGACGGATGAGCAGATCAAGAACCTCTGCGCCATTGTCCAGAAAGCGCATGAACGAATTGATCGGATGGCTGGCGCGAAGGGATGAGGCATGCACCACTCCCAGGCGGAGGAGAAGCTATTGCGCTACATGGTCTCCGTTCTGGAGTTCAGGTGGATTGAATGGCCGAAGGTGAGCTTCCCTCGGACCGTGCAGACCTTCGCAGCCTATGAGCAGTTGCGACAGCGGGGCTTGAGGAAACCAGAGGCGATATACCACCTCTTGTATGACTGAATGGGCGTGGATACTGGTCGTCCCGATGGGCTGGCTCTGCTGGGCCATCGGCGGAACTGGCGCGAAGTGGGTCAGGCGCTACGTTTATCCGGCGCTCCTCTCCATTGCCTTGGCTGTCTTGGGGATTGTCTGGTGGAAATGGTGCTGGGTGGCTGGTTGGATTTCCTTCACCGCCCACCTAGGGTGGGGCGACCGCGCCACCTGGGCCAAGCGGTGGTTCATCGGATGCTGCTATGCGTGTTCGCTGTTGCCGCTGGCGGGTGCGGCGTCATCCGTGACATCGTGGCTCCTGATCCCAATTTCCGCTGCATTACTTGTCGGCTGTTGCCGCTGGCGGGTGCGGCGTCATCCGTGACATCGTGGCTCCTGATCCCAATTTCCGCTGCATTACTTGTCGGCTTGGTGTGGGCGAGCAGACGATGGAACGCACTCACCTGGAAGCTCTGCGAAGGGATTTTGGGTGGATGGCATAGCGGAGCGGTGGTATGGCTGGCGACTCACTGAATCCTCTCCCCTTGCAGACGATCTACTGCCGTCGCTGCGGGCGGTTGATGATCCGGGTGGACGTGGAATCAATGGAGTCCACCAAGCCGCGGATCCGCTGGGAGTGTTCCCATTGCGACTATTGGGAACCCATCGGCTATGATCCGCACGAGGAAGTATGATGGCGCGAATTGTCACAGGACAGTTGAGCGTCATGTGTCAGAAGGGCAAGCACACGAACTGCTGGTCGTTGAACTGCGGGTGTCCGTGCCATGAGGCGATCGTCGAGCGGGAGTGGAATCGCAACCAGAAGGAGGGACGATGGGCGCAGTCTGGGGATTTGTGGTCGGCGCGTGGAACTTCGTGGTCAGCGTGGCGCCGACGGTCGCACACACGATCTGCCAATTGACTGAAGGAGCGAGCAAGACGTTGACCTTGCCGTGAACTGGCTGGAGCGGTGGGTGCTCGTCAGAACAGGGAGGCGACTGATGCTCGACTTCTTGAAACTGGAGTTCCTGCGCGGGAAGAGGACGCAGATCGCGGCGGTGGTGATCGCCCTCTTGACCCTTGCGCTGAACATGGGGTGGGTTGACCAAAAGACCTATGCGGGGATTATTGGGTTCTTAACGTCGATTGGACTCTTGACGGCGGCGGTGCATAAACCTGCCCCGTAGGTAACGTAGCAGAGGATACCCGATGGCTGGCATCCGCTATATCGACCTGGTGACGGACGCGGAGAAGATCACCCAAGTTGACAGCATCCGCGCGGTGGTCAAACGACTCGCCAATGATGTCGTCGCCCATATCTGCGGGATTGCCGAGTGGCAGCACCTCTGGACGACGGATTTCTTCCAGACTATTGCCCCCGTGACCACCGGCACGGCCTCCATTACCGATACTGACGCAACCGTAACCTTCAGCAGTTCCATTATCACCGCCGCGATGGTCGGTCGGAAGATTCGCTTCAGTTCAGAGACCGCCTACTACACCATCAAGTCCCGCACCTCTGCCACCGAAATTGAGCTGGATCAGAATTACTCCGGCACCACCAACACAGCCGCCACCTTCAGCCTCTACAAGGATGAATACCTCCTGCGTGCGGATGTCGATGTGCAGAAGCGCATACGGGAAGCGGAGAATGGGATTGCCCTCTTTAGCCTCTCTGCGACCGAACTGGACAGCCTCTATCCCATCCCCACGGGTCAAGGTGTGCCCAGCTTGGACATTGCCATCGGGCGGGCCGTCAAGACCTACTCGACGGGGACGGTCTCAGCCTCCTCAGGGGATCGGACGCTGACGGGGGCGAGTAGCCCGGCATGGCTGACGGCTGAGGGGTTGACGAAAGGCACCAAACTCCAGATCGGGACGCTCCTCTTTACGGTCAACACCGTGGATTCCGACACCTCCATTGAAGTCTATGAAGTCCCTACCGCAGCGATTGCGTCTGGGACGGCCTATGTCGCACTCCTGAACAACCCTGTGGTTCAACTCCATTCCATCCCTGACTCGGTGCTGACCCTCTACTACCGCTTCCAGCGCATCCCGGCGGTGATGGATGCCGACAACGATGTGCCGGATTTGCCCTATCCCATGCACCCGCTGGTGCGGTTGGGGATGCTCCCGACGCTCTGGCGGCACCGAGGGAACACCGACCGCGCCATCGCGGATGAGGCGACGTTCGACAAGCAGGTACAGGAGTGGTTAGCCAAGTATAACCTGCCGGTGTTGGATCGCCGCTACCCTCTCCACCCGTTTACCCTCCGTCAGAAGATTCGAGAGGCGCGGTGGGAGTCTGGCATCGGGGTGCCATTGATTCGATGAGACGCATACCACTCTGCTTCATTCCCGCCATCCTCCTGCTGTTGGCAGGGAGGGCGAGGCCGGTTGTCTCATTGGCTGAAGCCCAAAGCGGGTTTCCGTGGCAGGCGGTGGAAATCTTCGACTTCTCCCCAGGGCTGAATGATGGCGGAGACCCCACGTCCTTGCAACTTGGCGAAGCCTCCGACTTGCAGAACGTCGTCTTCACGACCAGTAGCGCCATCCAGAAGCGGGAAGGATTCAGCCGCATTAACTCCACCGCCAATCCGAGCGCGACGGCTGCCACCATCGGCGGCACCATGTACCGGCAGTCGGATGGCGACCGCTTCCTCATCCGCCTCGTCAACGATGGCGGGAGCGACCGCATCCAAGCGATGGACTACGGGGCAGGCACGGCTGGCCCCGATGGGACGTGGGACAACATCACAGGAAGCGTCACCTTCAGCGTCGGGGACGACAACCAGGGAGACTTCGCCCAAGCCTTCGATACCCTCGTCATTGAGGATGGGGTCAACACCACCGCCCCGTTCAAGTGGACAGGTACGGGCAATGCGGCTGATCTGGGTGGCAGCCCCCCGAACGCCACGATGGTCGAGTACCACAAGAACCACCTCTGGTCGGCAGGCAACAACACCAATCCCTCCCGCGTCAATTTCTCCAACATCTGTACCACCGCAGCCTCCTGCATTGAAACCTACACTGCTACTGACTTCTTTGAACTCGACACCAATGACGGGCAGGTGGTCACGGCGATCAAGTCGGGGTTGGACTGCCTCTATGCCTGGAAGACGGGTAGCATCTGGCGCATCTGCGGGAGCAGCCGTGATACCTTCACCCAGGAACAGATGGTGCGGGACATCGGGACGCGCTCCAACAGCAGCGTCGTGGTCATCAACAACCAGTTTCTCTTTAAGACTCACCTTGGAGACTATGCCCGCTATGACGGGGGTATCAATGTGGAAATCCTCAGCACGAAGATTGAGGGGACGCTGAATGCCCTCAACCTCAACCGGATGGATGCCGTGCGAGCTACGGCCTTTGATGATGGGACGGGTGACCAGGACTACTATGCGTGCGAGACGGCGAGCGGGTCAGTTCTCCACAACCGCGTGCTCGTCTTCGATACCTTCCACCGTGCCTGGACGAAGTTCACCGGCATCAACTGCAATGCCCTCTGGTCGTATGAGATCGGGACATTTGAGCCGGCCATCGCCTTTGGCGACTATGTGGGGTTTGTCAACCGCTACCCCAACACCAATGCCGATGCGGGCAGCGCCATTAACGCCTACTGGCAATCGGGGCAGTACCGGTTCCCAGAGTTCCCCCTCCGCAAGGTCTTCCGAGTGGCACAACTCTACGTGGAGCAAAGCGGTAGCTACAACCTGACGTTCACCCGACGCCTTGACTTTGAGGGGACGGGAACGTCTACCAGTATCAGCTTGGCGGGGAGCGGGGCGCTCTACGACACCGCGATCTACGATGCTGATGTGTATGCCGACCTGACAACAACGATTGGACGGGTGGAAATCAACGATGGCGACTACTTCTTCCAATGGCGGGTCGCCAATGCGAATGCCTCAGAGCCGTTCGTGGTGAAGGGGTTGCGGTTATGGCTAGAGCAAACGTTACGGGAATGAGAGGCTTCTTGGTACTTGGCTTGGTGATTCTGATCGTCCAAGTAGCTGTTGGAGGGGAGTTGCCTCCCCCGACTCCTCGCAAGGATCGCCCCGTCGCAGATGAACTATGGATGCGAAAGGTTTCAAGGGAGTGGAATAGCTTGGTGGTGACAACGACCAATCCTAACGGGGCCATTCGCGCCGATCAGGTGGGCGATCTGCTCATTTACAATAATGGAGGAAGTTACAAACTCTGTTTCTGTATCACGCTTCCGACGACTTGGAGGTGCTCTGCGAATGCGCTCACGGCTCCTTAGCCTGTTGCTCGTCTGCTGCGCCTGTCTGCCGGTGGCATGGGCAGGCAACACGGAGGATTCCACCACCACGCTCACCATTGACCCCTCGGCGACGTCGGGAGCGACCATTGCCGCAGCCGATGTGAATGACCGAAGCAATGATACGTCGAACTGGGGCAATACCCACGTCCACAGCCTAGCCAACACCACCAGTATCGGCGATGGCGCGGCTGGCAATAAGAGCCTCTGCTTCGATGCCGCCGATACGACCGATAGCTGCTTCCGGTTTGACGACACGGCCAACTTAATATTGGTGGATAATCCCACGCCTGGCACCTATTCCCAGGTGGTGACGATCTCAGGGACGGCTGGGTTGACGGCGAACCAAGTCGTAATTGCCGATGGGACGAGTTCCTTAAAAGCGACCTCTGGAGGAACATCTGGACAAGTGTTAACTCATCAAGGAGGGTCTCTTCCGACGTGGACGACTATCTCAGCCGATGTCGGCGGCACCAATGCCGCCCGCGCCCAACGGACGGCGGGGGATGTGGCGCTCACGACTTCCCTGGCGACCATCACCGGCATGTCGATCACGCGGATCACGGCCGCCAATCCTGTGCAGGTATGCTTTGTCGGGGCGGGAGCGAATACCTCGTTGGGCGGGAGCATTCGAGTGAACGTCGATGTGGATGGGGCACTTGAGTTGGGCACCACCGGCATCCCTGTGGAAAGCAGCGCCGCCAGCGATGACGTGAACTTGAGCTTCTGCCACCAAACGGCTGCGCTGACGGCGGCCAGCCACACGATTGTGATCCAGGCAGCCGAGGCGTCCGGAGAGGGCACAGTCTTATGCAACAGCGCCACTCCGTGCACCATGTCAGTCTTGGAAGTCGTGGACTAACCAAGGAGATCACGATGCGGATGCTGATGATCGTCGGGTGCCTGGTCGTGGTTCCGCCGGTGGTCTGGGCGGAGACGTACCAGGTGACGCCGACGCAGATGGACGCGAGGGAACTGATGAATGAACTGCAACGCGCGGTGCCCTCCATCGGGGTCTGTGCCGACACCTGGGGGACGATTGCGTGTGCGGGCGAGATCACGGAGGCGGATCGGATCGCGCTGGACGCGGTGGTGACGGCGCATGACCCGGACATCCGTGCCAAGCGCGAGGCGAGACGGAAGGCAGAGGAAGAAGAGCAAGAGATTCCCCTTGGGGAGTTTGGCGCAGGCGCAGCGGGAGCCCTTGCGGTGTTGGCCGGGCGAGGTTTTGTCGTCCGAGTGCGGAAGAAGAAAGCTCCGCCCGCATGAATGGACTACCGCGCCGAGTGTTGGGAAGGCCGCAAGCGAGTTGGGCTGATCGTCTACCGCTGGGTGACGCCGACAATTCTCCATGTGCTGACTGTAATCAATCTAAGTCCTTGTGCAGCCCGCTGGATGAAATGGTTGGTCTGGAATCTGCCGTGGACAACGTTGCTGTACCAACGGAGGCAAACACGGATATGGCATCACTGGTGGAGGACAGGGTATGAACACCTTGATGGGCATCACAGGGAACCATCTGCGGCACGTCGGGTGGCGGCTCCTCATCTGGTCTCCGCTTAACCTCGCCTTCCTCGCGCCATTCTTCGCTCCACGGATCGCAGGAGGGAAGGGTGAGGAGAAAGAATCCCGTCGGCAAGAAGATGTCGCCAGGCAACGCGAGCAATTTCAGAACGCATCGAATCAGCTCCTCGCCCAGCTCATCCCTGGGTCAGCGGAATACCAAGAGGCCCAAGAGCTGTCCCGTCTTGGAGTCGGGGATTCCAACCAGCGTGATGCCTTCTTGGCCAGGGCTCCACAGCTCGTCCAGCAGCAGCAAGCGCGGATTGCCGCAGGAGAACCTGCCACCGCGCAACAAGCGGCGACGATGGCGCGGGAACGGCAGCTGCGAGCAGAGACCCAGCGGGTGCCATTTGAGGAGGACATCTTTAGCGTCTTGACAGGCACTACTCCGACCACGGAGTTTGGCCGTCGGATTTCCACCACCCTTGATCCGACCTTGCTGGAACGGGAGTTGACCGCTGCTCTAGAAGGTCGTCCGACGACCACGCCAACGGCTGACGTGTTCGCTAAGCCGTTTGCCCTTGCGAAAGAGCCAACCAGAGAGTTCATTCCGGCAGGTCAGGGGGTCGTAAACGATGAGGTCTTCCGCAACGCCCTCAAGTTGGTGGAGGATCGCGTCAACCAGGAGGCCGCTGGGCGAGGGATTCTTGGCGGGGGGCTTCGCTTGGAACAACTTGGCCGAGCAGGAACGGAGGCCGCCGTCAGCGAGGCGCTTCGGCAAGATACCCTGCGGGGTGAGGAAAACCAGCTGATCCAAGAGCGCAACCGGCTCCAACAGGAAGCGTTCCAAAACGTGACGGGACTCTTCGGCACAGCCCAGGCGGGTTCAGCGACCCTGGCGAACCGGCTTGCCAACCTGTTCAACGTCGGGGAAGGGCTGCGGGGCAGGGACATTGGGTTGGAACAGTACCTGACCGAATTGCAACTTGGACGGGAAACGGACTTGACCAGACTGACAGCAGGCGAGACCTCGCTACGGACGACGGAGCAGGGTGACCTGCTGGAACGACAGACGGGGCAGTCGACGGCAGATCGGTTGCAGCAGGAAGCTGATGCTATGGCTCGACGGGCAGCCATTGGGCAGGCGCTTGGTTCAACGGGTGGACAACTTATTGGCTCGCTCTTTGGGCCAGTAGGAACAGTTCTTGGAGGAAACTTAGGAAAAGCGCTTGCTCCGCAAGCACGCACTTCCACAGCTCCCGCTAGCACTCCCCAGACCGCAACGGAGTTGCTCGGAGCCCAACGAGCAGGCACTCCAACAGGAGGCGGCCCAACCCTTCCTGCTCTCAGTCGAAGACCAGGAGAACAGCTCAGCGCGGAGGATTTTGCTGAACTCCTCAGACAAATTGGCAGCGGGGGCTCCTCAGCAGATTTCAGCTCCCGCTTACGAGCGGCGGGACTCTAATGGCTGAAGGACAACGACGACCAGAAGGCCAGGCAGGGTTTGGGGCGAACTTCCTCTCGGCTCTAACGGGAACCACGATAGCGGAGATTCAGCGCCGACGCCAAACGGAGGTCGAACGGAGGCTCGCGCTGGAGAAAATCTTTGCCGAGGCGCTGGCGAAGGAGCAGTTTAACCCTGAGGCGCAAGCTCGCCTTCAAGCTGGAGAACTTATCAATCGATTGAATCCTGAACCGAAATTGACGATGGCTCTGACCGCCTCGCCAGAGCAACGTGCTCAGATGGGGCAACGCCTTGAAGAAGCCAGGCGAAGTCGTAGTCAACGAGTCTTAGATGCCATGCAACAGCACGGATTGCTCCCGAAAGCTCCATTAGACTTAAGGGACGTTTTTGCGAAGTCAGAAGCTCAAGCTGGTGGACGTATTGCGGGAGAACTATCAGCTTTGGGAGCAACATCAGGCGCACCAGGAACTCTAGAAACTCCTGCTGGCCCGTTGGAAATGACGTCCCGTCGAATCGGCGGAGCCACATTCGAGCCTCCCGCAGAAGAAGTTGGCCGACGGGAAGCCATCATTACGGCGGCACGAGAACAATCGAAAGCCCTCACAGCCGAAAAAGTTGAGTTTAAGAATGTCAAAGCGGCATTTGACACGGCTGGCGCGTTGTTGGCGAATATCCCCGCTCCTGATTCACAAGTCGTTGGATTTACCACCTCGCAGCTTCGGAATCGTTTGACGAAGTTAGGCTTTGAGCAAGATTTGAACGAGTACAATACCTTCGTGAAGTCCATCCTTGGTCAAATGGCCAAGGTCATCAGCCGTGAAGGAGGTCGACTGACCGATCAGGATATTGATCGGGTCGCTGAGATTCTCAATCAATTGCCGTTCTTAAACGACACAGGACGGACAAAAAGGAAGCGAACCCTCAATACGGTTGTGGCGCTTAAAGGGTTTGATCTGGTCTTTCCTGAGGCTGGTGTTTGGAACGTGCAGCAATTGGGGAAAGAACGGATAGTGAGTTTCTCAACCGTCGAAGAAGCTGAGGATGCAGGCTTGCCAAAGGGGACGAAGGTGTTGATTGGAAATCGCTCCGCAGTGGTGGAATAATGCCCATCCGATTCCTGGACGAGGAACCTGTCGAATCTCCTTTCACGACTCGAAGTCGGATTCGTTTCTTGGATGAAGCTCCTCAGACGTTCGCCCAGCGCGTGTCTGGTGCCCCAGAACGCATTGAACAACGCATCAGCGGGCGCGAGTCGCTTCTTCCCGTCGCCGCCCGCGCAAGCATCGAGAGTCTGGCTCCCCCAGGGCTCTCTGATGTGTTCAATCCCATTGACTACATTAACCGACAGATGCGCGGGTTGACATTGCCAGTTGCTGCAGCGGTGGGGGTGCCCTATACGGCAGCCTCCAACGCGGTGCTCGCCCTCCAACGCGGCCAGCCAGGGCGGGTGCTTCCTGACGTGCTGAAGGGTCTAGCAGGGGAGCGGGAGGCAACGGCAGGGGATGTGTTTGTAGGGGCAGGTATCCCAGAAGGCGTCGCAGACGTGGCTGGGGTAGGCACTGAGATCGCCCTGACACCTGGGGGAGCACAGGGGGCGGTGAACCTTGCGAAGTTCGGGTTGCGGGGCTTGCGGGCGGGGGGAAGGGCGGTTGCAACAACGAAAGCAGGACGGGCAGTTGGGCGGATTGGTGAAGTATCCAGAGAAGCTATCACTCACCCGATTGAGTTTCTTCGTGGAAGTCCCAAGCGTATTACCCAAGCTAATCGCGCCACGCACGACTTAATTCTTAGTGTTCGTCAGGGTGGCACACGGCACGAACCCTTCTTCCAGCGGCTCGGTGAACTAGCTGATGAAGCCTGGGAACCCATGCGTCGAGTGGCTCGGTCAATTGAAGAACCTGTCCAACTGAATGATGTGGTCTCAACCGTTCATCAGATGTTTCCTGACGACCCAATACGAGTCAAACAGGTGACTGGGGTACTGAGAGCATTAGCCAAGAAACAAACTGCCTTTAGTGGGCCTGAACTTGTTGACCTCTCCTCGCAGATCGGGCAACGTCTTCCGAAGAATGTGCTGAGTGGACGGGGAGCTGCCCGACAACTTCAGCAGTTCAAGAGCGATGCCCGAAGTGCCATTGCCGAAGTTCTGGAGCAACGAGCGCCTGAGTCGCTGAAAGGTGCGGTGAGCCAAGCTAAACGGCAATGGGGAAGCTATAAAGCCGATCAAGGCAAACTCTTTGACATCTTCAAACCTGGGGCTGCAAAGGAAGTCGAGACGAAGGCTGGGGTAGACTTCGTGCAACGAGTCGCTAAGGGTGATGCGACAGAAGCTGAAAAGGACTTCTTGCAACGCCTCACAGAACAGTTTCCTGAGTTACAGCAGGTATTAACGCAACGGATTGGACAGGCGGAGAAAGCGACAAAACTTTCTCAGGCAGGTGGAACGACTAGGAAACTCCTTGCTGGAGGAACAGGACTCGCAGCTTTAGATTACTTACTTGGACGGAGGCCACGATGAGTGAGCCGTTATTGACGAAGCGATTAATAGAAACACTGCAAGACTGATGAATAGTAAGTGCCACATTCTATCCCTCCTCCTCTGACAACCGTTTTCCCACCGTTTAGATCACCCGCCGATACTGCTGCTGCGTAAACTCCCGTAGCCTGACCTCGACCCTCGGCTGCTGCGTAGGCCGGAACAGGATCACCACATCTGCCATGACCTGCCGCTCCTTGAGGTCGTGGAGAAGGGCAAGGAGGCGTTCGAGGGTGGCGTCCCATTCCATTAGGCAATAGCTGTCATCGTATCCACCGTCGGCAGACAAAGTACGCCACCCAAAACCCGATCCCCAACGAGAGTCCCGTGAACAAGCTAATGAGAATGAGCCGGAGCCATTCCATCAGTTGAACTCCGAATAGATGGCTTCGTCAAAAACCATCATGGTGCCGCTCGTTATCGTCACTCTGTCGAACGCTTGCACGAAGGGCGTCTCAGCCAACGGCGAATTGTGCGCTGCCGACGGTAAGCGGAAGCGGACGGGGGTGTTGGGCATGATAATCGTCGGGACATGCATCGCCGTTTTGTACCCGTGATCCACCTCCAGCAATACCCCATTCACCAAAAGGAGGATGACCACCCACTTACCACGCGATCCGAACATCTTCCCTCGCTGCATCCGACAGGACTTCAAACCCGCTCAATGGGGCAAACCCCCAAGAGGCCGCGAACAGGTTCGCAGGGAAGATGCGAATGTTTTGGTTATAGCTTCGGACTGACGCATTGAAGTTTTGCCGGTGTGTCTGGACGCTTACTTCCAAGTCTTGCAATGAGGTCTTTAACCCTGCCAACGCCTCAAAGGTTGCTGTGCGATCCTTGAGTACCGGATCAGTGATGGTCGGGTAGTGCTGTGCCATTACTAACAGCTTGTCCAGCGTTTGCAGAAGGACGTTATGCAAGGTGGTTTCCTGTCCCATCCGTTGTGCAGATTCCTTCGGGAACGTCAAGTTCAATTTAGTCGCTTGCGCTTTGGCTTCGGCGACACGGGGGTACAACTCTTTCTCAATCTCAATTTGATACTGCTCAAATCCCTTCGTCTCCTTCACAAGACCCACTAAGTTTTCTACCAGCGCATACCGACGCTGATAGACGCTCTCCAAATCGCTCAAGGCTTGTTCGGCTCCCATCTTGGAGCTCACCATGGTGTTGTATACTGCGACGAGGATATTCACGCTGGAGAAGACCGCTCCTATCCCCAGCAACACCACCACCCCCAAGATCACCGCAGGACTGTTGACCCTTATCTTCTTCATGCTGCTCCTCCTCTATTTACAATACGGCATCAGCGTCGTCAACTCCGTGCGCCAGGAGATGGCTTTCAACAACACGAGGATCAGCACAAACACCAATCCCATGCTCAGGAGCCGGTAGTTATCCCGCACTACCCAGGGGGAGTCGGTGCGACGATCTAGCCACCCAACAAACAGCAGGACATAGGCCAGTGTCCCTAGTCCCGCCCAGAGCCAGAGGGTCATCGTGTCTGCAACTCCTCAAGTTTCTGCTTGAGTTGGATATCTCGCTCAAGGTCTGGGGTCGCTAGCGCCCAGTTCAATCGTTTGAGACGCTCCGTGATCGACTGGATGGCTTCGAGTCGTCGCTCGAACTCCTGCCGGTGTTGCTGGAGTCGAAGGCCCACTTCTTTGTCAGCAGACACGAGGAGAGTCTGGATTTGCGCCTGCCACTCTTCGAGTGCCCGCTGTTGGGTCTCCCTGGCCTCTCCCACGACGCGCTCTTCGATCTTCGCCGCCATCGCCCCGCGCAGTTGGGCTCGTTCCCCCATCTGAAAGCTGTGCATGAGGATGGCGTAGAGCAGTAGGCTTCCTGTCGCCACCCATCCCCAGACGCTCGGCCAGCATCGATGCGGCCCGCATTTGCGTCCAGCGCACTCGCACGTCGGCTTGACGTCGGCTTCACGGACGAACCGTTCAATCTCAACCATCGCTTATTTCCTCCGATCCGTGAGCTCCGCCACCAACCAGGTCGCTAGCACAATTCCCACGAGGATCGCCAGGTGCCACCACGTCCATTCCTCATAGAATCGCTCAGCTTGCCGCGCCGCTTCCTGGGTGGGCGTCGTGAGGCGGAAGAGCGTCAGGGGGTCAGGCATCGTGTGCTCCTACCTTTCTAGCCTTAGCCAATGTGGGGAACACACCGATGAGGGACGACCCCCTCGAACTCCAGACGTACCATCCTGCTTTCTTCAATGGACTTCCCAGCGCTCTCCACCAGCGTTGATAATAGACGTGTCCTGCGATATCCTGATACCACCCTTCATCGATCTTTTGTAAGTCCCTCATCGATCAAGTCTTCTCAACTTCTACTTCCTGCACCGCCGCCTGCCAGCGAGTCAACACATCCCTTAACCCGCATGCACAGGGGACATCGTCCTGATTCGCATACCACCGTCCGGCATATTTTACTTGATACCCGCCGTCTGCCGTCGGTTCTCCGCACTCAAATCGTGTTAAAATGCAGGTTCGATCATGCTCCACATACTCAAAGACCTCGCTGCATTGCTGTAATGCCCTACGCATCTTTATAACGCATTGCAAGATCGTGTCGTACTACCGCTGGCATGCGCAGCGCTTCGCCGCCGAGCCACGGCAGCGACACACGAAGGTCAGGTCAGGCATAACTGTCCATCCAGGCAAGGAACGCCTGTTCGCAGGACACGCAGAGATGCGGCTTGCGATGCATGACGCCCCACCCAGGGACTTCGATGGGCGAACTGACGGAGATCGCGCCGAGTTGGGTCAGTGGTCGATGGCACCGCGAGCAGTCCGGCAGGTGCGCGCGCGGGCAGTCAGGGGGCATAGGTCATCATCCTATCCTTAAGATATTTCTGATTGAGTATAGCCCCAGCACGACAGAGATAATACTCGCCGCGACGAGTTACCGTACATGCTGAGCAATGAATGATATGTTCCTCAACACATTCTCTCGTACAACAATGCTCCCAGTGGTCAATTTCTTCAGGCATCAGGTGTCCCTCCCTCCGTGACAAGCGGGGTGGTGTGGATCGCCTTGAATAATAGATCGTTGCAACATTTCCATCTGCTCGGCGTCGTTCCACATGTCCCATCCCTTGCCTGTACGAATCTCATGTGACTCGATACGGTCAATGGGTTCGACGTAGTTCGCAAGCGCCTGTCGGTACTTGGCTTCAGGTTCATTTTTGTGAGGATCACGGAACTTATGAATCCGTCCAATTTGTTTGAGCGAATCGTAATCCGGGAAACTCATAGGCATAATGATCTCCTTGTTATGCTCATCCCATCCCTCCCTGCCGCGCCGCGTCGTGGGGGGTCATGTCAGGCATGGGGTGGCTCAGAATGCGGGGTGACAGAAGAAGCGCAATGGTCTCGGTGAACAGGACAGCGTTGCCGACTATACTCTGGATGAGGATGATCCGGATAACGGTCCATGCACGTGCAGAGGTTGGTTAATTGCATTTCTGCTTTCCGCACCCGCGCCACCAACTCCAATACTACGTCGGGAGAGCAGGTGGCGATGAAATTTGCATCTGCTGGCGATATGTCACTCAGTTCAGCAAGGGCTAATCCTGAGTTATTATTTTGGAGGCTATACCGAAATCCATCTAATCCATGTATTGTTCTGTGTCCAGGCGTCGCCGCCTTCGCCAGCCGTTCCAAGTCGTCGAGGTCAAGCATCATGCCCTCCCCTTGTGATGTGAAGAGACGTCGAGCGAGCGGCTAGTCCTGCCCCAGCTTGTTGGATGCTGCCGTTACTTGGCAACGGGCCGTATCGCCACGGTCTTAATCCAACCTCTCTGCGCTCCAGCCTGCGTGTCATCTGGTTGCCAGCGTCTTTGGCTCGCCTCAAATAATAGCGCAAGTCTCGCTGCTCGCCACGCCGCGCTCGCTCGACGCCTGTTCATTTCAACTCTGGCAAGAGGAGTTGTCCGCTTTGTTGTCCGGTGATGTAGCCGTGCTTCACCTTCTGACCGATCATCTGAAATACCGTTGAGGAATGGCCTTGCTTGTCGATCAGCGTAAGATGAGGCAAGAACTCTTCGACGAACTCCACGAGGCCGAATTGCAACGCCTCAAACTTCGTCTTGAGGTAGTAGAACAGGGCTCGATGCGCCTGATTTTTCGTCCGGTCTGTCTCCGTCAACCGTCCTTGTGGAGGGAGCTTTATCTGAATCCGCACACCCAGCAAGACCTCTTTCCCCTCCAGCTTCGTCGGATAGCTGAATTCGCAAATGATGATTTGTTGACTGTCAAGCATGGTGAACCGCACGTCTCGGACGCCATGTTTGGCGAGCATCCGGAGTGTATCGGCCTGGCTCTTACCCCAATGCACAGTGGTGTGTCGATAGGACTGAACGGTTCTCATGGTTGCACCATCTCTTCCACCGCCGCCTGCCAGTTGGCAAGGGCGTCCCGAAGACTCTCCATATCTGCAACGTGGGGAGTCCCAGCGATCTGCATCTGGGCACAGTCGGGACAGTGATACATCCCAATCGGCTTACCTATTAATGTCTGCGGGTCGTGAGAACAGATGAGTGGGAGTACCGCATCAACAACCTCTTGCCCCACTCGCGCCAATCGCTCCAGGCGGGTGGGGGAGGGGTTCAGGTAAGGCATCGTTGCCTTTCTCATCAGTCTCCTTTATCGACCAAGAAAATATAGGGGGCAGCCCTCGCATTCGTTCCCGCAGCTGGAGAGGGCCCCACGGTGGTATCTCGACCGGCCTTCCTACTCGGCTCGTCAAAGGCCGGTCAAAGCTGCTGTTTAGTGGATGCCGAGCCACGCCCCCTCATCGCTTCACCAACGCTTTCCGCAACTTCCAGAGCGGCGTCCGCCTGCCTCGGTGCCCCAGCTTGTTCAAGAGGCGGCCACCACGAGAACTTTTTGGATGGAAATTACTCTGCTTGTGTTGTCCCCTTGACATACCTTGACATCTCAGGTTTCGGCACAGCGCAGATGGGGCACACTGTCCACTTATCCGCTACAGGAGGAAGAACGCCCTTCATCCAAAACCGTGGGATATTGTTGCCATCCACGGCCTGTTCAATATGCGGACACCACTCTTCCGGCTTCGCTGGCTGGCCAGACGCCCAGGCCATCAGCGCCTCCTTCAATTTATTCAGGTGGCCAACCATGAAGTACCCGTCTTGGTACGCGATTTCAACCGTTCTGTCTAACGCCTCCCGATCCGGCGTCGGAGGTGTAAAGAGCGTGCAGAGATCATTCACAAGGTTTTCGTACCATTTATCGTGGATTTCACGTGGCCGAACTCCTTTTCTCACCAAAACCTGAGTCACCTGGTCGCGCAGCGTCATATATTCCACCGCGCTATCCCCGATTTCTCATAGACTCTCATCAGTCCGCCTCTTCCTCTGCCAAATTGGCTCGCAGCAACTCCACCACATGCCCCTGCTGAACTTCCCACGTCATCGCATCCACAACACGCTCACGAGGGAAGCTCATGCGTTCACCCAGATGCGCCGATAGACATAGCCTTCGTCAGGCGAATGCACCAGCAAGGCCGTCCCATCCGGCACCGCCAAAAAGCCACACCCATCACAGCGCCAGAGTTTCTCAGGCTGTGACGGATGCAACCGATCCACTCCGGTGAGGGCAAGATGCGGGCAGTCTAACGTGGAGACCAGTCGGCGTCTCATCGCATCCCCACCACCGCCACGCTGATCCCCGCCGCACTTACAAAGTAGAGGAATCGCCACCCGTCCCCTTGATAGGCGTAGGCGAGAGCGATCCCGACGTACTCAACGATCAGCAGCTTCAGGAGCCAGTCGCCGAGCACCTAACTCTCCTCCCCTTGGCGAAGGTAGGTCATCATGGCACCTCCTGCCGCAGAGACCAACTCAGGGGGTCTTCCACTCGTCCCATGAGTACCCATCGAGAATACTTCTTGGTAATCTCGTAACGGGTGACTCCCCCTTTTCGTTCTATCACCAGTCGTTCAATGGGGGTATAGTCAGCGAACTCCAATTGCAACTGGTCAGTGTAGCGACAACAGACATCAACCCAATCGGTACGGTGATCAGGTCCAATAAAGACCCGATACTTCCCATCGGTCTCCATGGCATAGGTTGCTCCCAGCAAGCTAAGGCTGAGGAGTGAGAGAAGAACCCAGTGGGTCATTGATACCCTCGTTCAATTGCCGCAAACAGTCCTACAATCTGCTGGGCCAACTCGCGGCGGTTGCAGCAGAAGACTGGCCGCAACCCATACCGTACCCAGAGGGTCATCACCTTCCTGACACACGACTCCCCAGCAAAGTCCGAGTAGGGGACCCCTTCTAGCACATCGGTGAGTGTCCCCTCGATGCCGAGGAGGAGTTGGACATTGGCTTCCTGGGCGGCGAGAAGTTCCATCTTAAAGCGTGGGTAGTTGCTCGTCATGGTGCTAAAGAGGTCAGGGAGACTCTTGCGCTCCCAAACCACAGGAAACCGTTGTCCAGCATCTGTCTCGGCTGCGTAGTCCCCAAAGGGGAGGGTCACGCGTCTCACCTTAACCGCCTTGGGAAACGTCACGGCGAGTTGTTCTCTGGTATCCACAAGTACCACCATCACACTCTCGTGACGCTGCTCCGACCGCTCGCGCAAAAACAAGAACCAGAACGCGCTCGCTACGTCGCAGAACAACACGAAAACCTGTCTCTAAGGAAACAGACAAATCGACGGAGGAGTCCACTGACTCAGGTTAGAACGGCGCTCGGTCTGTCCGACCTGCCGCGCCTTCCTTCGATCCCTTCCGCAACTGCTTCTCCTGTTTGATGACAAATTGCTGAATCTTGCGCTCCGGCTCATCCTTCGGGGAGAAGTGCCACGCCCGGACGAAGCAGGGACGGTCAATCATCATGGCAAAGCTCCCCTCGAACGCTGCGGTGCTGCCGAGGTCAAGCTGCACCCCAGCGGTGAACGCGTCATTGCAGAGTTGCTTGATGGCCTCCCGCGTAGCTTCCCCATTAATGGGGTTGCCCTGGAAATCCTTGCCTGCAATGCGGTAGAAGCGGGAGAGGACGCGGCCATCGGCAGGGTCGCCACTCAGGGTCTGCCCAATCTTGAAGTTGGCCAGGTAGGCGGTCTTCTCCCCCGTCTCCTTGTCCTCAAAGGGCCTCAGCACGGTGCAGGTGGCCGCATACTCTCCCTTCAGTGGCGGGAAGTCCTCATCGTTATTCGCCACTGGCGTAAACCCCGCTTCCCCCAATGCCTTCAGCACATCATCCATGTCCGTGCTCCTCCGTTGCCACTGGCTCCACAAGTCCTGCCTTGACGAGCTTCCGCATGAGATCCTCCACGACCTCGGCGGTCAAGCCGCTGACTTCCAAGAGGTAGCGGGTCTCCTGGTGGGTGCGCCTCACGAGAGGGATAGTCAGTTGCTGTTCCATCTGCTACTGTTCCAGTTGCTACTACACACTTTCAATCGAAGAGCTTTCTGAATGTTTCCCATTCTTTCCTCAAGTCCTGCGTTGTCCACTCTAGGCGATCTTGGACAATGGCCCCGTGGCTCTTTGCCTCCAAACCCTTTTGTGGAAGCGTCCGAACGTATCGGTGGAGCACATCTCCTGTCCAAAATGCTTGTAAATGAAGGGTGTGCTTCACCCACCCCAAGACGTTGCTGCCGACCCCGCCCCATAAGCTGATGGTCTCCTTGTCATACTTTGACGTAGGTTCCTCCACCTTGACCTGCTTGACATGGGCAATGAGCACCAAGGCGGCCGGCAACTGATCCAACTTATCTAACGCCACCATGATGAGCTTGGTGGTCTGTGCCCAGCCGTTTCCTTCAGGAATGTCCCCGATGGTGAAAATCTTCGCCGCAACAGTCGGGTTATACTTCTCCCTCGCGCGGCCAATGACCTCCTCCTCAGCCAGGGCGAGCCAACGGTCAGCGGTGTCAATGACGAGGGTCTTGTAGGGGAACGCTCCCTCGGCTGCTTTCGCATACAGTGCCTCATAGATGGCTCGGAAGTCGTCCCAACTGCGGCAGGGGACTTTCTTGACCCCCAAGTGGCTCAGGTTGCCCTCCGTGTCGATGAAGAGGGCATCAGGGTCATTGGAGAGGAACGTCGACTTCCCTGTCCCCGCCTGGCCGATGAGAAGGACACGTTGTTCCTCCCACACCTTGGTGGGGACTGATGGGACCACCGGTAACACGAGCCGCGGGGCTTTCTCACTGACGGCTGACATGGGCCTCCTCCTGCGGTTGATACCACGTGGCATAGACATCCTTGAGCTTCAAGAAGGTTTCCCATATCTGTCGATCCCACCGTCGCATTTTGACCTCATAGGTGCCGAGGAAGGTATCAAGGCGGATGAGTTTAAGCATTACGTCACTCCATTGTCGATGGGGTTTCCATGCTGGGAACAAGAGGGGGGCATAAGCGTGAAGCTGTATCCAGTGTTTCTCCCGCAACCGCGTCGTCGCTTTAATGTCCACAATCTCCTCTTCCTTGTAGAGGTCTGGCTCCCCCCCATAGCCGTACAGAGGGCTGACAAGGGGTTTGCCAATCTGATAGTCGACCTCATGCAAGCGACGGTATTCTTCCCACGCCTTCCACCCTTGCCGGACTTCGGCTGAGGCGGGCCTCGGCCATGTCACCTTCTCCCCTGCCACTTGTTGCTTAATCATCCGGTCAAGGGTCGTCCCCACCTTGGCCGCATGGGTGGCCTTCCGTTTGGCAGCGACAGGTCCAACCTTCTCCGCCCACACCTCCAGGTCAGGGTCACGGAGGATTGAGAGGATGCTAGTGACGCGGGGATACTGGCGTCCCTCTACTTCATAATACGGCAGATTAGTTGACATAGAATGGCGCAATCGCAATCGCGGCACTAGCTTGCTTCCCCTTGATCTCTTCGACCATCCCCTTGAGCTGCCGACTCATGCACTGGCCGAGATAGTCCGGTGTCAGCCGTTCCCCGCACTTCCGGCAGGCTTTATCCTCATGTCGATTCTTTGGGCTAAACTCTTGTTGGCCGCAGAGACACCGGATGCAGGGGGTTAGTTCCTCCCGACAGACTGAGCAGAAGTCCTCGTCCTCCGAGAAGTACCGGTCTTGCTTGCAAGCGGTCGAGGCACAGTATTTCATCGTAGCATTTCCTTCTCTAGGCACACGGGACACAGACTGACCCAATTCTTCGGCTCATCCAGTTGGACTTGCGTAAGGTGTTCAATGAGGAGAATGTTGGGGCAAAGGTGGCAACGTCCCAAGCGGGGATCGGCAAGAAGAATGTCGTCAGAGGTCAGACGGTTATCGTCCACCGGATCGTAGCTCATGGCCGTCTTACTCGCTTGTTTCCCCGTCTACAATTTCAAAGGCATCTTGAAGTTGCCATCCAGTAAACCGGCACACTTTCTCGATGACACTCGCACTTGCTCCTCGATGGCCTTTCAACATCCGAGAAAGTACCGATTCATCCACTTCAAGTTTCTCACATAGCACTCGTCGGTTCTCATATAACTCTGCGAACTGCCTAAGCTTATCCGTTGGTACAATCATTGTAGCTATCCTCCTTGCCAAAAGTGTACGCTTCTAAATTGCCAGTGTCAAGAGTTATTTCTTGACAACTCCCTAGGGGTCTGTTACAGTAGGCTATCCCCGATGGCTCGCTTTGAAGGCATTTATGACGGCACAACCTTCCTCCGTGACGACCTCCCCGGTTCTGCGCCGTTGATCGAGTCTGTGCTGTGGGAGCGCGACCATGCCTTGCTCATCGGGAAGGAGAAGTCGGGGAAGTCCATTTTCTTCCTCCAACTCCTTTGCCACCTGACGAGTGGCAGCGCTGTCTTCGGGGTCTATGAGGTTCCACGACCTCTCTCTGTGGCATACTGCCAGGGGGAAGGGAAGCTCTCCGATACCCAAGCCAATCTGCGCCGGATGCGCCAGGCCATTGATTGTGAGCCGAGCCGCTTCCATATCCTCTACTACCCCGCAATCGCCCTCGATACGCAGGAAGGCTTGAAGACCGTTACCAGCGCCCTAGAGCAACATACGCGGCCAGACGTGATCCTGATTGACCCCCTCTATGCCTTTATGCAAGGGGACTTGATTGAAAATGCCGATGCCCGCCGCATGGTTGCCCACCTACGCTACCTCGCCGAACACTTCCAGGCAACGGTGGTCATTAGCCACCATGCCCACCGCCCATTGCGGGAGGCGAAGACGGGGCGCATCATGGATGAAGGGGACGACAGCCTCTTTGGGAGCTTCATCTGGAAAGCCTACCCGGATGAGGTCTACCTCTTGGAGAAGACCAGCCCGAAGGTAGCGATGAAAGACCGTCGCTTTAGCTGTGATACCCAGCGGATGGGGAAGGCGATTGACCTCGTGAACTTGGAGTTAGTGGATGACCAATCCCTATACTACCAGGTGAAGGTAGACCGTCCTGGCTCCACAACCAAGGTGCTCGAAGTCTTACGGACCCACCAGGAAGGAGCCCTGACTGTAGCTGACCTCGCCCAGCAGTCAGGCTACTCTACCCGCTCCGTCTGGAATTGCCTGAGCCGACTTAAGACTGAGGGTTTAATAAGGCAGGTAAGTCCCATAGAACGGCCTAGCCAGTGGGTTACTGTGCAACCAGCTAGTGAGGCTCCACCGCCCAACCTTGCACACTAAGTTGGGTTACTGTGCAATGGGTACCTATAGTATAGGCTATTGCACTCGATAATTGCACACTAATTTTCACTAGTGTGCAGTCGGTCTCGTGCTGGTAAACGGAGGAAATTGCATGGAAGCGCTTTATGGCACTGACCTCTTCGGGGAGCCGATAGAGAACCCGAAGGGCGGGGCCCTCTCCGCACAGTTTACCTACCCCCCGTTTAGCGTCCTCAATGCGCGGGAGGGGTGGTGGCAAGAACGCAAGGCCGCGTGGTTAGCACTCGGCATCAAGTCGGAAGTCGGGCGCGGGGGGGGGCTTCTCACGACAGCACAACAAGTACAGGATGCCCCCACCACAAGTACATGGCCTTTAAACCCACCCCCCTCGTCTGGTAATGGCTAAACCCTTTGGGCGTGTGTTCGGCCAAGACCTCATGCGTGGTGAGCACGAAATGGCTGGGGGGGGTAAGGTGAATAGGGCTATCCCTGGGGTGGGGATGGGGGAGAATAGCGCCTATATGTTCCGGCAACCAGACGGTTCTTACGCAACAGGGGAGGCTGCCCAAGTTGAGGGAAGCGGGACTTCCGTTTTCGACCCCGTCCTCTGTGAACTCATGTATCTGTGGTTCTGCCCCCCCGCCGGGCAGGTAGTAGACCCCTTTGCAGGGGGGAGCGTTAGGGGTATTGTAGCCGCTTACCTCGGCTACCGCTACTGGGGGTGTGAGCTGCGGGCTGAACAGGTAGTGGCAAATGAAAGCCAACGGCCAATTTGCGACGGGGCAACTTTCCCCCCCGTCTGGGTTTGCGGTGATAGCCGTCAGACCCTTGCGGACGCCCCGTTAGCTGATTTTGTGTTCACTTGCCCCCCTTACGGGGACTTAGAACGGTATAGTGATGACCCACGCGATCTTAGCACCCTCCCCTATAACCAGTTTCTCTATGGTTACAAAGTGGTCTTACAGCAAGCCGTTAAACGGTTAAAACCTGACCGGTTCCTCTGCCTCGTCGTCGGGGACTACCGTGCCCCGTCGGGGGAATACAGGGGCTTTGTGGCCGATACCGTCCTCATCTGCCGTGACCTCCTCGGCCTGAAGTTGTATAACGAGGCTATCCTCATTACCGCTATCGGTTCCCTCCCCGTCCGTGTTGGCTCTCAATTTACATCAGGGCGGAAGTTGGGGAAAACGCACCAGAACGTCTTGGTCTTTGTCAAAGGGGACTGGCGGGTAGCGACTAAGGTGTGCCAGGCGGGGCGGGTGGGAGGTGATAACGATGGCGGAGGGCACGGTAGCCCGCCTCAACTGTCTCCCCCACTCGGTAGCCCATCTGTTCATACAGACATGGGTTCTGCAACGCCGCCCACGCCCGCGTAATTGCTTCTTTCTCCCGCCCTAATCGTGGGAACCGTGCGGCAAGCCGAAGCGCCCCCCGTCTATCCCCGCGCTTCCAGTACGCCTTAAGTAGGCTTAACTTTGTAGGGGGCATTGTCTACGAGGTGGTCATTTGGGTTCTACGCTCACCTGGCACACCCCCAAGCTCAGTGGGCCACACACACGCTCAAACACCCTGGGACTGAGGTCGGCAAGGCGATGCAGCCGCTGGTTTGGTCCTCGATCCCAGAGCTCGGCGACGGCACACCCCGCAGGCCCGCAGACCCGCCACCGACTGCCGAACATCCCGAACCACGCGGCCATGTAGGGGCGGTCGGCGAGGGCGTAGAGACTGCGGCCTGAGGCAGTAGGGCAGCGCGGATCGGGGTTGAATTGGCAGGCCTCCAGACCGTAAAAACTCGCTGTGCCGTGGTAGGGGGCGTTCTCGGCAGCGTTCGTGCCTTCTAGGTAGCACAGGGCGCAAAAAACGCCTAGCAGGGTAGCGGTTGCCAATCTCATATTTCCCCCTGCTGGCCGTTCCAGCGTGTTTCAAGCGCGTGGGTTCTGATTCGTCGCTCCGCCCGCTTGGTGGCTAGGACGAGCCGCGCCTGCGCTAAGGCGTCCAGGTTTCCCCGGTGCCGTTTCAGGTGGTTGAGCTCGTGGTGGACTTCCCAGGCGGCCTCGTGGATCATCTTGCGGCACTTCGGGCATTCGGTCATGGGTTCTCCTGGGGACGCTCCTGCATATCTGTGGCGTCTAGGCACGGCTGGGTAGGGTGCCTCCACTCCTTCCGTTCCCCCATCGCTTCTAGGAGAATGAGGTACTCTGCAAACCCGTTGATCCCTCGGATCTCCCACTCGTTCGGCTCCCGGCCAAGTTGTCGGCGGCGGAAGTTGAGGTAATCGGTAGCGAGCAAGGCGAGGTTCCAGCGAGTCATGGTGCCCTCTCGATGTCTGGCCAGAGCGTACCGACATTAAACCCTGTCTGCTCTCCTTGTGGGAGGCCCGGCTCAAGGAAGTACTCGCCATAGCTCATATGTCCGACGCGATAGGCAACCCCGTCTAGTATAAGGGGTGTCTCAGTCGCCCAGTGAGTGTAGAGCGTCGTTCTTGGTAAGGCTAGGGAGTTCATGGCTGGCCCTCCGCATGGGCTGCCACAACCTTGACGAGATCGACATACCCCGTATAGTCCGCCCCGCTCGGCTTGCGGCCTTTCCACTTGGCCGCCGTTTCGGGCTTGAGTTTCGACAGAATCGCCGCCAGCGCCGCGTCCCGTGGATCAGTGCCGATGCACTCAAAGACAACAGTAGGCATCCCGACATATCCCATCGGGATAGACGGGTCTTCGGGGTCAAGCTGGAAGATGCGGAAGCGCCGCGCTTTCGCTTTCGAGTAGGGATCAAGCACGGCCGCATACTTACTTGACCACGACGCCCGCACGTCCGACTTGATGCTTTCGACTTCGGTTTTCTCTCTGGTGCTATCGGCCTGATGATAGCTGGCAATGCCCAGCCGCCGCAACTCCGCTTGGCGCTGTGCGACTTCTGCTGGGGTGACAATGATGGTATGCATCCTTCCGCCCTCCTATGGAAGCTCCCGTTTACGTCAACCGCCGCACGACTTCGAGTGCGCCCTTACGGGTTTCTCCCCGTCGTGAGACGGGGAGCGGATTAAAGCCTAAAGGCTCGTGTGTCCACCCACTCACACCCAGGGTGATGGGATCTTCTCAGATGATTCCAGCTCTCATCATCGGTACTGTCTGCCGGATCAACTCCGTCCCCGGGGCACCGATTTTTTGACTCACAATAAATACACTCGATAAGGTGATGCTGGGTTGTTTTGTTTCCTCCTTCATCCTCATATTCATCCGCTGTGCAACTATTACAAAAACTTCCCGTTTTACTTTTCATCCGAATCCTCCTGTGATGGTCTCGTCACTATGTCAATTACCGTATGACGTCGAGCGTATTTTATGAGATCCCATCAAAGGCTTCTTCTTCGGTTGCTTCCCGATGGTCAAACTGATCTAAGAGTTCTTGCAAGCACGTCTCAAGCGTCATTGTGCGACCTCCTGGTAGGTTGGTGCTGAGGCAATCTTGACCAGATCAACATACTCCGTATAGTCCGCTCCGCGCTGACGAGAGAGGCGCTTATCGTCGGGTCTCCTGTTGTGTGAGATTTCGCAACCCTTGAAAATCCCCACACGCTTCAATCCATTCTCGAATCATCGTCTCGTCAGTGACGACTAGTCCGTTGCCATCTAGGGCTTCAATCATGTTGGTCAGGTAAGAGATAATAGCTTGCGTACGTTGGGTCATTATGCCTCCTGTTGTGGAGTGGCAACTGCTTGCTTACGTCAACCGCCGCACGACTTCAACTGCGTCTTTTCGGGATGTCGTCACTGGCCATTCAACTGATGCTCTCAGGCTGCAGGCCGGACACACCCTTTGGTAGGAATTGTGTTGATAGCACCACGTCCACGGCTTTTTTGCCACTAGCGGTTTTCTACATTGAGCACATTTTGACATGTGGTCTCCTTGATTATGTCAATCGTCGTATAACCTCAACTGCACCTTTGCGGTATACCGTCAGGCAGATGAGTATGTCACCGTCGTAGACCGCCCAGTACCGGCCATAGCGTTCGATCCGCATGAACAATCACCTCCTCTTGTGGTTGGCTGTGTTACGCTGCTCGTGCCTCCACTTGCTCCTTCCAGAAGAGATACACCGGGCGTGGCACACTATGCACGGCGACTTCCTTCGTCGTGGTGCCTTCCTTCGGCTTTTCCAGCATCGGGACAAAGGTGATGGAGTGCATCGCCTTTTCGCCGCGCTTCACTTGATACCCGCGCTCCCGCCAGCCTCGATACGTGAAGCAGTTCACGGTGGGGTCATACTGCTTGGCTGCTTCGGGCCCGTACCGTTCGGCAATCTGCCGGGCGATGTTCGAGGCTGTGCCCAGTGAGCCCTTCCAAGTGCTGGTCATCCTTGCTCCCCTCCTGTTGGCTGCTCCACTCAGATTTTGCCACCGGCAACAGCGGCGGCCATCACGTGCTCGATATTTTGTTCGATGGCCGCTGCATACCGCTCATTGATCGCGGCTCCATTCAGGTCGCCCCCAGATCGCTTTCGCGCGGCCGCTTGCCGATGGGTTTCTGCGGTGCGTATCATTCCCTCGATCCGATCGTAGCTATTCATCTTCCCGCCCCTCCTGTTGGTCGCTCTACGCTTCACTCTCGGATAGTCCCACACATACAATCCTGAGTTCCACGGAATTCACGAGAGCTCACTGATCCGGTAGTCCCCGAAATCGACGAGGTGGATAGATTCCGCAAATTGCATCAACGGTTTCCGATCCTGCCACCACAAACGACGCAGGGCCGTAGGTGTGATTTCGATCCAGCCTCGGTTTTTGACGAACACCTGATCCACCAGTTTTCGAGTTTTCCTACGTATTACCATGTTCTTACCCCTCCTGTTGGCTGCTCCATGTCTATTTCCCACTTGCTCATCCACGTCTAAAATTGCACGTTTGACAGACCGCTTCTACTGTCATGTTTCCCGGCTAAGTTCAGAGATATGCTTATAGGTGACGAACCGGTCATTCCGATGTTCCACCGTGTAGGAAATGGTGGCTACTCCATACGTTCCTATTCGCTCAAGGATGGTTTGGGTTTGGTCAATTCGTGCATCCATCGCCGGCCAGCTGATGATTCGACCAATCGCCTGACGTGCCTCTTGTCGTGTCATTCCATCCTCCCTGTTGGTTGCTCCATCATCAATTATAATCTTCACTACATTCTCAGGCATGAAAAGATCACTCCGAATAGCCTAATTTCACTAGTGCTTGATAGCTTACCGGCAGGATGCCTTCCTTGCGCTTGCCCTTCTCCCACTTCTGCCAGGTTGCGTAACTGATCCCCAGCTCGTGCGCCATGCTCTCGATGCTGCGTCGTTGGGTGTGCCGCCACGCCCGGAGCTTTGCGCCGTTGATCGGTTTCATACTCAAAAGTATACGCTTCATTATAGTCAATGTCAATAGGCGCAGAAAATATAGTTTGTGCTCAACCCATGCCGTGGTAGGACACGTCAGCCGGGGAGATCGTGCCCTGTAGCCTCTGCTAGGGGCTATATTTTTAGCTATGACCTTTGCTGTAACGCCGATTGTGGTTGATTTTGCGGTTTGCGGGGGCGTAGCGTAGTAGAGGTACTGTTGCGCTGGTTTTCCTCGTGGGTCTCCCAGCCTGTGCCGGATCGCCGGTGTGGGCTGGGTTTTGCGTGTCTGGGAGCGTATGCCTGCTGCTGTAGCCGAGGCTGAGCCGGTAAAGGCTGAAATAGGCTCGGAGTTTCCGTCGCTCTCCCCGGAAGAGCGGAATGCAAAAGGCCAGTTCACCCATGCGTATAGGGGCGGGCCGGGCCGATCTAAGGGGAGTGTCAGTTACGAGAAAGCGTTGACGAGCGCAGCGCCGAAGCTCGCCCGTGCTTATGTCAAGCACGCCCTCAAAGGTAACGCCACCCTCCTTGTTGATAGCCGCAAGGTGTTTGTCCCCGTCGATGAAGATGGCCGCTCAGCGTCGACGGATCGCATCGTCGTCTTCATCGGCGATGGTTCGCTTCCCCGCCAGCATGATCGTGTCATCGAGACACTATCTACTCACCCTTCTTTAACAGAAGCTGTATTATAAGACATTCTGAAATGATACACTGAGGATACACTGAGGATACACTCCCCGGATCGGCTCGCGCATGCGCTCGCGTGGTGCCAGCGTCGGCAGCAGGAGCGTGAGGCAGCGGGCAAGCAAGCCGTTGATCCAGCGTGCAGCGTCGAAGCCAACAAGGGTGGAGGCATCGCGGGGAGGGGGGAGGGGTTTATTTTTCCCCTCCCCCTCACAGCCGTTCTCCTTTTCACTTTCTTCCCACTCGGTTGCGCTTCGGTGCCGCACCATTCCCTCGTCGTCGCCCCCAGCCTCACCGCCTCGCTGCCGGACGGCGCGCAGGTGCTTCCCGTCCTCGTGGTCCCTTCAGACAATGTCCTCAACAAGAATGCGGCCTATCAGGAGTGGGAAGCGCGATGGCCCAAGCGGTATTACTTCTGGTCGCATTGATCGTCGTCGGGGGCTGCGTCATCCAGCAACAGCGGACGATTCGCCATGACTGGCAGGCCCTCAACCGCGTCGCATGAGACGCCGTTGGTCAAAACACCCACCCGACGAAGGATGGGAATGGATGTGTTGTCATCGGCCAGCAGGAGAACTCAACGGCCTCCTCTACGATCTTCGCCAGTCGGCTGTCTGTCCCCTCTGTTCTTCGAATGCGTCGATCCGTGAAGCTGAATTGACGAGGATCAACAGGTATGCTTCCGTGGAGCAGATTCCGACGGCTTGGTTTGCGAAGGATGGCGCGCGGGTGCCTGGGCCTGCTGCTGCTCTCCGGCTGCGCGACGCCGCAGCAACGTCAGACGCGCCATGACTGGCATACCCTCTGCATCAACGCCCCCTTCGTGGCGGGCATGGAGATCAGCTACGCCGAGCAGCGGGCGATGACACGTTTGAAGGTGTGGGGACTTTCCGTAGAGGAAATCAATGCGAGATGTGCAAAATAGGCGTGATCCTGACTGTAGCGATAAGGGATTTCCAACAGACGCCATCTTTACAGAGTCTCTTGGTGATGCCTTGGAGCACAATGACCTCAAAGGCTATTGTGCGCGTAAAGAGCAAGCCAAAGTGAAGCTCCTGAACTATCTTCATAAAGTTCGTCGGGAATCTAACACAACGTAGTATGTCAGACACGCCGGTAAGCACACCCGCCGCAGAAGCCACGTCAGAACAACTCCTCCCTCCATTTGTCCTAGTGTTCAAGACCGAGACCGGTTGTCGGGTGCAGTCGAATCTGCCAGACGCCTTTTTGGTGCTGGCCTTGCTGATGGGGGGCGTCAAGGCGGCGATGGAACCTGGCAAACCGATCATCCAGTCGCCACACGGCAATGGCTTCGTCTCGGATATGTTGCACAAAATGGGGAGGCGCTAGATGCCATTTACGCCGAAGGGTTCAAAGATTCTCAAGAACTTCCGCAAGCAGTATGGGACAAAGGAAGGCACCGCCAACTTCTGGAAGTCGGTCAGTAAGGGCAAGCTGAAGGGCGTGGAGGGGAAGAAACCTCGATGAAAGGCTAACCGTGTGGAGGACACGCTCAGCCATGCCGAGCGCCAGGTTATTGCCCAGATGCGCCGCTTGTCCCAGCAGAGTCGGGAATGGAAGCTGACGCTGACCTACCACGCCCGCAAGGAAGGGAGTTACCTCCAACTGGAACCGACACCGTATTTGAAGCTTGCCATACAGCCAGAAGCGTTTCTGGCGGTAGAGTAATGTGCCTCTTACGAAAAGATTGTCCTGAAGGCACGCTCTATTATCTGCCAGTAGATTTCTCCAAGACACGATGGTATCAAGGAACGATCAAATCAGTTGATCTGACAATCTAGTTTTCCGTCACCCGACTAGACTAAGGGCGATCTCCCTCACGGGGGGTCGCCCTGACTGTTTGAGGAACCAGATGAGTGCCGTCGCAGAAGCGCCTCCACCGCAAGCCATCCCCCCCCAAGCCCAGCGCATCGAGATTCCCTACCGCGCCTTCCCCCTCCAACAGCGCGTCCATGAGGATCAGCACCGCATCCGCGTAGTGCGCTGGGGGCGGCGGGGTGGCAAGTCGCTGCTCGCCATCATCGAAGGCTTCTGCATGAGTTATGACGCCCACCGTGCGGGGGTGGAGCGCCCGCGCGGCATCATCACAGCCCCCACCAACCAAATGCTGCGGGAGAACTGGTGGACGGCCAGCCATGTCCTCAAGCACGCCATTGTCCAGCCCATCATCTCCGAGCTGCGGATGGACCTGGGGCCGCTGGGTCAGATCGACTTCCGCTCCACCGAGTCCCAGGGGGGCGCTGGGCGTGGCGGCGGCTATCACTGGGCGGTCATCGATGAGGCCAGTCGCACCCCCAAAGACGCCTACGAAGCCGACATCCGCCCCGCCTTGGCGGATACGAGAGGCCGCAGCCTGCTCATCAGCACCCCTAATGGCCTCGATAGCCTCTTCTACGACCTCTACCAGCGCGGGGTGGAGGGCGACCCCGACATCAGCGTGTGCCACGCCTCGACCCTGGACTGCTGGCGCAGCCGGTTTGCCAACACGCCTGACCACTTGGCGAAGATGGAAGAGGAGTGGGCATTCATCCAGCGTACTACCTCCGCCGCGAAGTTCCGGGAAGAGTATCTAGCCGAGTTCCTCCAGCACGAAGGCCAGCACTTCACCCTCAAGGACGAGCTGTGGCGGGGAAACTTGCGAGAGGCCGTGCCAAGCCGCCACTACGTTGCGGGGATTGATGTGGCGAGGAAAGAGGACTGGATGGCCACCATCATCATTGAGGTGGAATCCCAGCAGATGGTTGCCCTGACCCGCAGCCGCCACCAGGATTGGGCGATGCAGAAAGCGGCCAGCCTCGCCCTGCTCGACCGCTACCCCACAAGCCTCGCCTACGTTGACAGCACGGGGGTCGGCGATCCCATCGCCCAGGACTTGCGACGGGCAGGGGTCGAGGTCATCGATGTCCTCTTCACGCCCAAGACCAAATCGGAGTTAGTGGAGAACCTGACCCTCGCCATCGAGCAGGCCTACTTGGGCATCCCCAGGGAGCAGGCGACGGAGTGGCTGATCGCGGAGTTGCAGCAGTACGAATCCACCAGGATGCCAAGCGGCGCGATCCGCTATGGAGCGCCGGAGGGCAAGCACGATGATGGCGTGACCGCCCTGATGCTCGCCGCCTGGGGACTGGCGGGACAATGGCGCACCCCCCAGGCTAAGGAAGTCATCACGCCCCACTGGTGGGAGCGGAATGACCCGTGGGAGTGGCTGGCGTATGAGAAAGAGCACCGTGCCTTCCGCACCCGCTTCCCGCACCACCGACCTCCGATGCACCCGAACGACTTAGCTTGGACGTTGATGGCAGCAAGGAACTGATGCTGACTGCTGACAATTCAGCGATGGCGGCGAGGCATTGATGGGTGATATGCGGCAAGAATCCCAATGTCAATGGCAGCGAGAGTATCCCACATGGGAAGCGGAGCAACGACAACTCAACCCTGCGCATTGGAAATATGCTGACGCCTGCCGACGGCTCGCCTTGAGCGGAGATTGGAAAGAGTACGTGCGAGTAAGGGGTGACCGCTGATGGAATCCAAGATGGTGGCGAGGAATTGATGGATGGAGTGTGGACGCTTCGCTACGCGTGGCAGCGCAACCGTCTATGGTTCTGGCGGCATGGCTTGTTGCTAGTGCTCCGAGGGCTACTGAAGGCGCTTCTGAAACATCTGATGGAGCCTGTGCGGTGGATCAGTCAACGAATCAAGGGCACCTGGTGGCGAACTCGCTATCACGCGGGAAACCTCTGGTATTTTCTTCGGATGGCTCGGCGTGGCTATTTCGTGACCTATCAAGGGACAGTCTTTCTTGAGAGAGATCAATCCTGGTGGATGAGGTTGAGACAGATGGTGTGGATGTACCGCTGGCATGAATTGACTGATCTCCTTCAGCGATCCTATTGGCGCAAAGGCTACGACTTGAACCGATGCCCCTAGCCCAAGACGACCTCCGGCTTTGGAAGCGCCGCCTCTCCAACGACCTCAACGCCCAAGCCCTCCACCACGACCGCTGGAAGCGGGCCATCCGCCTCTTCGATACGACCTACTGGGATGATCTCAAGGCGGCCAACTCCGAGCTGGTCGAGGTCAACTACTCCACCACCTTCATCACCACCCTCGTCTCCGCCGTGTTTGCCCGCGCCCCGAAGTGGCGCATCGAGGCCAAGCGTCCAGGCCGCTTCTACAAGTTCGCCGAGACGATGGGCGTCTTGATGGAGCAGTTCAAAGAGGAAGCCAAGTTGAAGGAGCTAGCCATTCGCTGTGTCGTGGATGCCGCCACCTGCAACATCGGCTGGATGGAAGTGGGTTACTACGCCAGTCTGGAACAGTCGCTCCCCGCCCCGGAAACCGGCAGCGATGAGCCGGGGATGATCCGGCGGATGGGCATGTTGTTCAAGCAGCTCACCACGGAGCCACAGGATGAGGAACCGGCGGAGCGAGGCGAGTTGTTCCAGCAGAAGCGTCCAGGCAGCTTCTACCTCGTGCGCCGCTCCCCCTGGGATGTCATCAAGCCCGCCGATGCCTACGAGTATGAATCGCTCCCCTACCTGTGGGTGCGGGAGCGGATGACCTACGGCGACTTCCTCAAGCGGCCTGACCTCATCAACCAAGACCGCATCGGGGTGCTGCCAATCCCCCCCTCTATGCGGAAGATCAGCGGGCGCGTCACGACCAGCCCCTACATGTCAGAGGCGATGTACAACCCCAAGGCCCCCTCAGCCTCCCTGGCAGGCCATGACCCTGACCGCCCTGTGGAAGTCTTCACCTGCTGGGATCGCCGTGAGAACCAAGTCTTCACCATCAGCCAGACGGCGGATGCCCCGCACAAAGAGCCGCAGGAGTGGCCGTATTTTGCCGAGGGCTTCCCCCAGAAACCGCTGCAATTCAACTACGTCCCGGAAATCCCGGATGAAGAGGACAACTTCTACGGCTTCTCAGACCTCGACCCCATCGAGTCGCAGGTCATGGAGAAGTCCAGTCTTCGCACGCAGCAGGGGAGCATCCGCCGACGCGCCATCGTGAAGGTCTTTGTCCAGCAGGGTAGTGCCAACGAGTCCACCCTTGCCAAGTTGCAATCCCCCGATATTGAGGTCATCCCTGTACCCAACATCACGCAGATCGTCATCTCACCTCCCATCCAGATGCCCCCGGCTGTCCTCCAGTATGAAGACCGCATTGACAGCGACCTCTCCCGCGACTCCAACATGAACATCCTGCTGGCCGATGCCACCCAGCTCGGCAAGATTGACCGCGCCACGGTCGCCAACTACGCCCAGCAAAGTACCGCCTCCAAGTCCTCCTACAAGGTGGACAGGATTGAGTCGTGGGTCAAGGAGCTTGGCCGCTACCAAGTGGGCAACTTCTGGCAATTCCTGACAGCAGATGAGGTGGGGGAACGCCTCGGTCGCCTCCCAACACCGGAGGAGTGGATCGCGCTGCCGGACAACGTGGAGTTGGCGAAGCGGTGGGTGCGGGAAGAGTTAAAGCTGACCACGGAAGCCGGCAGCACGAAACCCCTGACCGTGGATGTCCTGGAACGCAGTAACTTCATGGAGAGCTTGGCGATCATCCAGCAGGTGGCACCCGGCATCTTTGCCAGTGTTCAGCGCCAGATGGTGGCAGTCCTCGTCAGGAAGTTCAATGAGCCAGCGTTGGAGGCGATCATCTTGTCGGCGATGGATCAAGAGGAGCAAGAGACAGCCATGATGGAGAACCAACTGCTCCAACAGGGGATGCTCCAAGTGGTCAGTCCCCACCAGGATCATCAGACCCATCTGGTGATCCATCAACAAGCCGCCCAGCATCCCGTGGTGGCGGCTCATATCCAAGCCCACCAGGTGCGGATACAGGAGGCCGCAGTCGCCCAGAAGTCGGTAGGACAAGGGGTCAGGCAGAAGGCAGCGGCTCCCTCGGCAGCAGAGGTACGCCAGGGCGGAGCCACACGAGGCATGGACCTCCAAGGGGTCAGCCTGCGTCCTAAAGCCACTGGCCAGCGCGCCTTTGCGGAGTCCGGGGGCTAATGCGCTGCACCCGCCATGCCGCCTGCAATCGAGGCCAGCAGAACGGGTGTCTCTTTAGCGGTGATGGGGCTGCCAATGTCAAGAATGATCGGTTGAAGTTTGAGTACGAGCCGATGGCACAGTCGGTTGAGCCAGGGGTTCGTGGGGTTCGCACCTACCGCCAATACCAACGGCTCCTCAAGCGCAAGGGGTTGACCGATGACGTGCCGACGCGGGAGATCGCCAAGATGGTAACCAATACCAGTTATCGGGAGCGGGTGCGCGAGCAGGGGATTCAGCGGGTGACGGAGCGCGTTCGAGAGGCGTGCCTTCGTGCCATCCAGGAGGGCAGACCTATCCAGAGCGAGCAGCAACGCCAACTGTATGCCAGTGTGGAACGGGTGTGTCAGAGAGGCTAACTAGAGGAGGAACCGATGCCTCGTGAAGTGGCGCAAGACAAGTCGTTGGCGCGGGTGGAAGCCGCGTCCAAGAAAGCCAGCACTCGCGGGAGCGGAATGGCTGGCGGCTCGCTGAAGGGCGTGAACTTCACGCCTGGGGAGCGGGAGATTTACAAGCGGAAGAAGTAAGAGAGGGAAGGTGGAGATTTACAAGGGCAAGAAGTAAGGAGGCACAGTGATGGCAGAGACCCCTACCAGCGTGGAGGGTGCGGTGAAGGAGATGTTGGAGGATGCGGCTCCTAAAGAGACGGCCTCCACGGAGACTCCCGCATCAGACACGTCTGAGAAGGAACGTCAGTCCGCAGCGGATTCGCAGGAATCATCTGAGGAGCTGACGGCCTTCGAGCAGGAGCTGATCGGGGAGTTGGACGAAGAGGACAAGGCGGTCTTCGAGCAAGGCAGCCCTGAGGCCCGCAAGCAAGCCCTGGCCTTTATGAAGAAACAGTACCGTCGCAACGCGAAGTCCATGACGGAACTGGGGACGCTTCGTAAGGCCGTCGGCGCGTTGCGGGATGCGGGGATTACCAACGAGGACTTGGTGAAACTGGTCCAAGACAAGCGGGGTGGCACGAAGGCCGAGGCGCAAACCGTGGTCGATGCGGCCACGAATGGCGGCGGCAAGCGTGGCTATACCCGTTGGATGGAGCAGGCCAAGACCTCGGAGGAACGGGAAGCCTTGCGGGACGCCGAGCAGGTGGTGCGCGAGGTGGTGGAAGATGTCGTCGCCTCCATTGTGCAACGGGAAGTGAAGCCGTTGCGGGATCGGCTCGATTACACTGACCGCGAGTCGGTGAACCAGCGGGCGCAAGGACTGGAAGCCGAGATCAACGCCTTGGAAGATACGTTGGGCTACCCTGGCAGTTTGGTGGAAACCTACCGCCAGCAGATGCTCAACCTAGGCCTGCGGGAACCCAAGCTCTCAGCAGAAGACCTGCTGGTGAGGGCGGCGGGCTTCTCGACGGTCAAGGCTGCGATGCTCAAGATGCAGGCAGGGGAGGGAGAGGGGAAGGACAAGACATCCCCCAATCCCTTACGACCCCATGCGCCGGTCATCAAGCGCCCAGGGACCGCAACCGAGGAACTTCCCCGACGCAAGGGCGGGGGCATTTCCATCTCCAGAGCGCTGGATATCTTTCTGAAACCCAGCAAGTAAGACCGAGGAGTGTGGAGAATGGCCGGTGAAACCGCCATTTCCCGGACTTACAACATCCTCGAAACGGCAACCGATCCGTCCAAGATTCCGGGGCTGTTCGATGTCATCACCTCGAACATCCCGACTGTGCATCTGTTCTTGGAGGAAGCGAAGGAAGAGTTGTCCGCAGGGGATAAGTGGAGGTTCCGGGTCTATAAGGAAGAGATTGCCTCGACAGGCGCAGGCCCGACCCAGGATGTGGTCGCCAGCTACGCCTCGCCGTGGACGGTGGGGGAGTACGCCCCGAAGTTCATCTACGTGCCGTTACGTCTGCCCAACCAGCAGATCATCCTCAACTCCGGCCCGAACCAGGTCTTTGACTTGGTGAAGGACGCGATGGCGGTGATGATCCGCAGCATGATTTCCTCGCTGGGGGGCAGCACGCGGGGCGTGTGGACAGCGAACTCCAATGATGAGACCGAGGCGACCAAGATGACCGGGCTGCCCTCGCTCATCAAGTCCACCGGGAACACGACCGGGACAACCGGGAGGATTGCCCGGAGCAATACCTGGTGGCAGAACGCCAGCGGCACCGCGATTACCAGCTTTGCCACTAATGGCATCGCGGGCTATCGCAGCGCCTTGATGAACGGCAAGCGGGGCGCGGACTTCCCCGACGTTGGGATCACCAACCAAGCGCAGTTCCTCAACTACATGGCGCTGTTCACGACCGTCCGGTTGAACATGCCCATTAGCGGGGAGCGGTTTGACATCGGGGTGCCGGATGTCAGCCTGCACGGGTTGCGGATGTTCCCTGACGACAATGCCGATGCGAATGTGGCACGGTTCATCAACACCGAGTACCTCAAGCTGGCGCTGTTGGAAGGCGACTATCTCGCCTTCTCGCCGCCGATGGGGGACATCGACAAGGATGACACCGTGCTGCGGTTGCGCTTTACCGGCAACATGCGTTGCGTGGACATTGCGCGGCAGGCGTTCGTGACAGGAGGAGACGCCGCATGAACACCCTACAGAAGTGTCTCCTGGGAGTGGCTGTACTGGCAGGGTTCGCTGGACAGGCATGGGCGGAGGTGTTGCCTGCGGACGCGACGAACGTGCGGAGCATCAAGATTTTCCGCAACGTCTCAGGGGCGACGCAAGTCTCTGGGACGGCCTACGTCTTGCAGGATAACAGCACCGACGCCAACGTACTCGTCGCTCAAACCTTCGGGAACGAGGGTTCCTTAGGGTTGGATGTCACGACTACCACGACCGACGATGTCAACACGTTCGTCGGGTGTCAGTTGGATGACACGGTGGTGGACGACGGGTTGGTCAGGGTCGTGACCTGGGGGCCTGCGATCTGCAAGTGGGCTGGGTCATCCGACAACACAAATACTCGGATGGCGACGGTCGGTACGTCCAGCGTCGCTGGCAACCTGGGGAGTGGCACGAACGCCGGTCTCACGATGTCCTTGACGCTCGCTCAACCTGGCTATGGGGCCGACACGGTCGGCACGACCGCCGGTGAGCAGAACGGCCAAGCGAACAACGAGATGCGGTGGATTTGGGTGGCACCGGCCAACTCCGACTAAGAGACCACAGCTCATCTAACAGTGAAGCTGAGAGAGCAATGTGGGGGGTTGCGCTGTTGACGTTGGGGCTCCCGTGGGTGGTGGTGCCAGGGGTGGAAAATCCCTACCTTGAGCCGAAAGCGTTGTTGCTGACGGCGGGAGGGTGGGGGTTGATCCTCTGGCATCACTTTCGGTTGCCGATGGTCTCGACGGGGTGGCGCAATCCTTGGACGGTGTGGCTAATCGGGTGGGTGGTCGGGGTGAGCTGCTGGAAGTTCCAGTGGCACTACCTCTACCGCTCACCCGGTCAGTCGGAACTCATCTTCAACTGGTACGTGTGGTCGGCGTGTGGCATGGTCGTCATGGCCGTGCTCCTTGCCCACAGCTTGGCGACGGCCTATTTCCGTCACCCATTTTCCATTCAGCGCGTGACGCAGTGGATGTGCGTCTCAGCCGGGCTGGCGGCCTGCTATGGGCTTGGCCAATGGCTGGGGCTTGACCAGTGGTATGTGCAGACGAACGCCGCGCTCCAACCCGCAGTCGTCATGGCGGGGTTCGGCAATGCGGGTTACCTCGGCATCTACCTGGCGCTCCTGCTTCCCTTATTCCTCCTCTTCTCCAGTAAGCGGTATTTCGTCGGAGCCCTGCTCGCCATTGTGGCACTCTGGTTGACCCAGGCTCGCTATGCGTGGGTAGCAGCCGTGGGAGGGGTCACGGCTTCCTTGCTCGCTCGGTGGTGGCTACGGATGAAGCGCTGGCAGCGTGTGGGGGCGATGAGTCTGCTGGGCGTGGGTCTCCTGAGCCTAAGCCTTAAGGGATGGCCGGCGCTCCTCGCTGATGAGACCCGTTGGCCGCTCTGGATGGCGGCGCTGGACAAGCTCCGCAGCACCATCTGGAAAGGTGTCCCCAGCATGACGGGCTATGGGTTGGAGTCCTTCCCAATTCTGATGGGAGACGCCCACCATTGGGCTCACAACGAGTGGGTACAGATGCTCGTTGAGATCGGGGTCGTGGGCACAGTCCTCCTTGCGGGGATGGTGGCGTGGAGCACCTGGCGAGGCTGGCAGGCGGCGACGCGTTCCCTCCTGGTGTCAGGGTGGTTCGGGACGTGGGTCGCCTTCCTGGTCATCAGCCTCTTCCATTTCCCAGGGCATCTCGCGCCGTTGGCCTGGGTAGGGTTATGCGCGTGGGCAGTCATGGAGCAACCGGAACTGGAAGGAGTCCTTTGATGGGAGGCGATAGTCGGATGGCGAAATTGGAAGCGGTGCCGGAAGAGTCCATGACCATGAAGGCCCAGCTTGATGAGTTGATCGCCTATAAGAAGGCGCAACTTGCCACGTTGGGCAAAGAGGTAGCGGCAGCCCAGATCGAATTGGCCAGTACGAAAGAGCAGTGTCGTCAGGAGCGCATCCAGGCCAAGTATGACAGGGACGTAGAACAGATGAAGTTTCAGGATGGGTTGCGTGCCCAATCCGAGGCCACCCAGGCCGAACGCCGTGGGATGGAGGGGCTCAGCCTTGAGTTGGAAGGGCAGAAGAAAGAGTTGGAAATCCTTGAGGCCAAGGCCGAACCGGTTCGCCAGGCCCTCAACCAGTTGGCTGATGAACGCTTGGCGGTGGAACAACAGCGGATGCGGAACGTCGAGTTGCAGCAGGCGAATGAGCAGTTGCAGGTGTCCATTGAGACCTCCCAGGAAGCCCTCCGCCAATTGGATCAGCACGTCAAGGGGCGTGAGGCCAAAGCCGTCGCCCAACTTCAGGAGCAGGAGATCCGCCAACAGGTCTTGGACAAGCAGGCCAAAGACATTGCGACCCAACTGGAGAACCTAACCGCTTTGAAGACCACCATCGACCCCAAGCTGGCCGAGGTGACGAAGCTCCAACAGCAGGCCGAGCATGATTTGACCCAAGCCAAGACCATTCAAGAAGCCATCACCGCGCAACAGGCGGACGTGGAGAAACAGCGCACCGACCTGGCCATCCTGTCCAGCCAGTTGCAGGCGAAGGCCGAGGCGTTAACCGAGCATGACATCCGGATGAAGCAGTTCGAAGCGGAACTGCGGATCAAGGCGCAACAGGCCAAAGCTGCCGGGTTGACCGTGAGCGAGTTTCCCGTGAAGGCTGAGGAACCTCCCGCATGAGTCGAGGGTTGGACTATAACGCTGGCGTCTTGCTGGGGGTGGCCTCCTGGGCGACACTCCGCATTACTGCTGTCTCAGTGACGACCTCTGCCACCGCGTTGCCAACCACCGCCTTGGCGAACCGGAAGGGACTCTGGGTCTTCAACCCGTCTGCGAGCGGCCAAACACTCTATGTAGGTGGCTCGGACATCACGGGCACGAACAATGCCGAGATTTTCCCAGGGGCCTCTATTCCCTTCCCCATGACGGATGAGCTGACGCTGTATGGGCGTGCGGGGGCGACAATTACGGTGATAATTTGGGAGTTCACCGTTGCCTAAGCTCAGGATCGTGCTGGCGCTGTGGAGTTTCCTGGCCTGGGTGCCATCGTCCTCCGGCGGGATGTTTGACCCGCCAGTTGGTATCCAGGATGAAGGGGGCACGGAAACCAAACCTGTGTTCCGACTTGATTGCGTCGGCGCGGGGATTAGTTGTTCGCAATCCGGCATCACGGGGACGATTACCGTTTCTGGAGGAAGCGGCAACTCCTTCGAGACGATCAGCGTCCCCGCGGGCACCAACCCGGTCGCGGATTCCTCCACCGACACACTCACGATCACGGAAACCGATACCCCCCTCATCATCACAGGAACGGCGGGGACGGATACCATTGACATCACGACTATCGACTGCGCCGCCAATGAGATCATGAAACGCAACGCCGGGGACACGGCGTGGGCGTGTGCGGCGGACTCCGGCGGAGGCAGCAACCCTGGCGGCTCCGGCTCTGAACTCCAGTTCCGCTCCGACGCCACGACCTTCGGGGCGGTGACCAGTTCCTCGGTCTCAGGAGCAGAAGTCACCTTCGCCGGTGATGTGACGATTGGTGGGTTTGCTGGGACGCAATTGAACCTGACGCCGACGGGTGGCGACGCCTGGGGACTCCACGCGGAGAGCGGGCCGAGTGGAGGAACGTCGTGGTGGGGCAACGCGACAGATAGCGGCCGACGGTTCTGGCAAGCGGATGGCGCGGGGAACTTCTACCTGCCGCAGAATACAGGATGCACGTTCCTCCAGACATCGAGTGGTGAAGGGAGAGTCAGTTGCTTTTCGCTTGACCGCACGGCGGGTATGTTCTGCGGCGGTACGATGTCCACGGCGATGCCGTGCGAGAGTGTGCGTCCGCGCATCCCCCAGAGCTGCACGATCCAGCGCGTCGATCTCTCCTGCTTGACTGCCCCGACCGGACAGGCCCTCATCGTGGACGTGAATGAGTGCACGGTTCCAGGGACGTGCACGAGCATTTGGAATGCGACGCAGGCCAATCGAGTCCAGTGCGCGGCGGCGGCCTCGACGGGATCGCAGACGAGCTTTGACGATACCGTGCTCGCGTCAGGAAATTATCTCAGCATCGACATCGATCAAGTCGGGTCAACGGTGGCAGGGAGCAACACCACGGTGACGGTGACATGTCGGCCATAGGGTGGAGCCTCGTGTTGATTGTTTGGCTGATGCCGAGCGCTTCTGCCGGTCAGGGTGACGTGGATCGCGCCAACGCCCTCGTCGCGGAACGGGGAGAGGCCGGCCTGTCCACTGCTGAAACCGCGCAACTCTCTACACGGGGATGGCGGGATCGACGCCCAGGGGAACGTCGGCCTCCCGTGAGTCGGCTCGTGCGTCCCGCTGATTACCGCAATGATGTGCACCGAGGGACGATTGAGTTCGACCCGTCCTGGCGCAACTATAGCTACCACACGGTGAGGATTCCCGACGGAACGACGGTGACGAAGAGCAACTTTTCGCAGATTGCTCCTCTCACCGAGGCCATCGTGGGGCGCAACCTGACCTTCATTGAGTGCAACTTGGTGAACGTGCAGACCCACGACGACTGGACGATCATCCATTCCAACACCGCGCAGATCGACCGCGTCGGGTCACTGGCGACTCCCGATGCGGTCGTCATCGAGGATGAGGCAAGCGTGTATCTGGGACCGAACGCCAAATCCGTTGACCCGTTGCGCCTGAAACCTGCCGGGGTGATCGAATGAGACGGTGGCTGGCATTCGCCTGGCTCCTGTGCTCTCCATCGGCTTGGGCAGCCTTGCAAGCAGACACGGCCTGGGAGATTCGTCCCGCGAACGGCGCGGACACGAACGGGGCATGCTATGACACGGGTGGCGCTGGAACCGACTATTCCAAGCAGAACGGCGCGGAGCTGTCCCTGACCGACCTCGCTCAAACCCTCTCCTCGACTACGCTCACCTCGGCCACGGGCGGGTTTACGTCCGCCATGGTGGACAACTGCATTCGCATTTCCGCCGAAGGGACCGGTCCTTTCACCCTGGCTTACTATGAAATTACAGCTTTCACCAACACCAACACCGTGACACTGGACCGGACGGCGTGCAGCACCGCCAATTGTTCCGGCGGCACAGGGGCTGTGGGGGGGGCCGGGGCGAGTTTTGAAGGACCGGCGACCAACGACATCTCTGATTCGCTCGTGGCCGGGAACAAGGTGTGGGTCAAGAACGAGGCCTGGAACGAGGCGGTGGTGCTCAC